TTGACCAAAGCGATCCGGCAGCGGGCTGTGCAGCTGGCGGAGGAAAACGGCTGGGCTGGCGATCGCCGGCGCACCACCCTGATCGCAAACGCGATCCGCGCCACCGTCAGGAGTCATGTGGCCACCGTGACTGGCAGCACAGTCAGGGCCATCGGTGATATTCCATCCTGCCAATTCGCCGTGGCCATGGAGCTGGTTGGCATGTGGGACAGCTGGGCAACCCTGGACAAGATTGGAGGGATTGAGGAATGACACAGAAACGCTTTCGGCGCCTGCTGATGAGTTGCGGCGTGAGTCGGCGCATCACCGACGCCTATGTGGAGATCGCAAAGCGATTCCGGCTGCCCTATGCGAGCGTCATGCGCGGCCTGGTGCCCCACAGCCTCGCGGATCGGTGGCTGATGCATGTTGTGCTGGATTGCCACGGGATCGTTGAGGATGATGAACAGGGCGGCTATTTCGCCTGGATATGGCATCACGGAGCTTTCCATCGGTTCACTGTGATGGCTCCGGAGATCTGTGCAGCCCTGCCGGAGGGCTGGCTGCAGCAGCGGATGATCAACGTGAGCCAGCGCAAGGGCCAGCCTGCAAAGGTCAGAGTGATCAAAACCCAAATGATAAAGGAGGAAGAACAATGATTCTGTCGATCGTAACCGGTAACCTGGGCCGTGATCCTTCCAGCCGCGTAACGGATAGCGGCGTCAATTACGTCACCTTTACGGTGGCCAGCAGTAATGGCCGGGACAAACCTCCGACCTGGGTGAACGTCACCGCCTGGCGTCAGCTGGGCGATCGCTGCGGCCAGTATCTGCGCAAAGGATCGAAGGTCATGGTTACGGGCGAAATGAAGGCCCATGCCTGGATCGGACGCGATGGAACCGCCAGCTGCAGCATGGAGCTGGAAGCCCTCCGGGTGGAGTTCCTGTCCTCCCGTCAGGAGGATGAAGCTGCCCAGCCGACGGTGGATCCTGAGACGGGCTATGAGCAGGTGGACGATGAGATCCCGCCGTTTTGATCTGGGCGGTGCGATCAGAAAGGAGGTGGCGGCACATGGATGCCATTGAGCTGCTGGAGAGGTGCCGCAGCGCAGATCGTGAACTGCGGACGCTCCGGGCGCGGGAGAAACGGCTGCGGGAGGTAGCCTACTATCCGGGCAGCAGCCGGACGGATAATCCCGGCGGGGGTAAATCCACCGCGGAGCCGGACAGGATGGCTGCACATTTCGCCGCGTTGGATGAAGTGGAGCGGGCTGTCCGGTGGCGGGAAAAGCGCCAGCGGATGGAAGAAGTCGCCTGTGCGGTGCTGATCGATCGCGAGCTGGCCGCCCATGGGCAGGCTGCAGAGGTATTATTCGGGTATTATGTCCAGCGGATGCCGGTCAAGGCGATCTCCTTCACAATGAGCCTGTCGATCAGCCGGGTGAAGAACCTCAAAACAGAAGGGATCGAGCTGCTGCGGGTGGTACCCAGCGTGGACGCGCTGCTGCCGCCGGAATATGACCAACAGGAGGAATATGAAGAATGAAAATCCTCAGAGCTGTCGCCCGTGGGAAGCCACCCGCGATGTATGACGAAAAGATCCTTGCCCAGCTGGATGAGGAACAGGGACGCCGCCGTCTGAACAACGCGGAGGTTGATATGCTGATCGCACTGAAGGTCGGCACCAACCTCATCATGCAGGCCTATGAGGACGCTTTGCAGCCCTTTGCTCAGTACGCCGGCGCCGATCGTAGGCTGAAGCAGGCCATCGCACTGTTGTGCAATGCCAATCAGCTGCTGTCGGATAAGATCTCCGGCGCTCAGCTGATCACCATCGCCAATAACACAGACGACAATTCGATCAGCCTGTCATCGATGCCAAAGCAGAAACCAGGCTGCATCAATATCGACTGGCAGGCCCTGTGCCACATTGTCAACCGGGCGCTGGAAACCTGCGAAATGACCTGCACCTGCGATCTGATTCAGTCGAAGCAGTGTGATCTGCGCCGTGCCTTTGAACAGGTGCCCAGCCTCGCCCTGGCTGCCAGGGTACGGGCGAAGAAGGACAAGACCAGCTGCCCGTATATGCTTCTGGAATTGAATGCTGATGTAATGGAGGAATAACCAATGACACTTCTGCAATCTGTGATGCTTGGCATCGCTCTCGGCCTTTCTGTGACCAACTTCCTTTTCAACCTGGGCAATTCCCGGCGGTATATCAAGATGGAAAAGCAGGTTGACATCTTGATGCATAACCGCCTGCGGGATCTGCTGTTTGAGTTTGTGCACGACTCCCACAAAAGCGAACCCCGGCAGTACCCGGACAGTACCAAAACGAACCCAGACAAGACCTGAACGGTACCCAGACGGTACCTTTGCGGTACCTCGGCGGTACTTGCACGAACCTTTTGACCTGTGATAATGTTATGCTACCAAATCAACGGGAGACGGGAAGCCGCCTCCCGTTGGTGCGTTTTGGAGGTTGCCATGCGTTACACTGGCAAGCAGGCGGATCCGTTCTATTCGTCTGGGCCGTGGCGCAGCGTGCGTGTGCTGGCTCTGCAGCGTGATCTGGGGTTGTGCCAGGACTGTGTGGCGCAGTACATGAAGGATCCAGCGTACAAGGTCAAGACGGCCACCATGGTGCATCACAAGATCCCGCGCAAAGAGCGCCCGGATCTGGAATTGTGCCTGGATAACCTGGTCAGCCTGTGCGATCTGCATCATGAGCAATACCATCCCGATCGCGGCAATCGTCAGCAGCCTAAACCAAAGGCGCCGGCGGGCGTCCGCGTTGTGAAGATCTGAAGGAGGAACACGACATGTCAGAGGTTGAGCGTCCGGCACTGGACGCCCAGCTGCGCGAGGAACACATCGCACGCCTGGGTGAAAGTGTGCCGGCGATCCGGCTGTATGACCAGCTCTGTAAGGTCGTGGGTGATCGCCCTGAAGGGATCGACGCAGCTGCGCAGCACATCATTGCGCAGATCGCGGAGCTGGAGCGGATCGCTGAGCTGGCCCGCGAGGACATCAGCGCCAAGGGCCTGCGGGATAAATACCGCAACGGCCGGCAGATCGTGGAGCGGGAAAACAAGTCCATTTCCACGATCCAGCGCTGCATTGAGCAGCAGCGCAAGCTCATGAGCGAGCTGCGGATCACGCCCGCCAGCCGCCGTACTTCACGCCAGGGCAGCATGTTTGATGACGACTTCGATACATTCTGACAACCCAGCCCTGCTGAACAAAGGCGCTCAGCAAAAGCTGGACGCCTTCGAGCGGTCGATCCGCGAGCAGGAGGACGTGATCCGGCGGTTTGACGCCTACATCGATGACGTCATCTCCGGCAGGATCCTCGCCAGCAAGAAGGTCATCGCAGCGTGCAAACGGCACCTCCGGGATATGGACAAAGCTGCCAATGATCCTGACTACCCGTGGTGCTTCGATGCTGCCCTGGCCGCCCGCCCGGTGCGCTTCATGGAAAAGTACACCCTGATGGATGGTGAGAAGGATGCCAACCAGCGCCCCCTGCTGCAGCCCAATCCTGCGCTGGCTACCGGTAATCTTGTCAACGGCCGTCCCATGGACTATGTGGACGACGCCGATATGCCCAACGTGGCTGGCGGCGCTCCGGTGGTCGTGGGTTATCTGAAGGCCTTTGCCACCCTGTTTGATCGCGGCGCTATGGAGCTGGCCTCCACGCCTGTTGGCGGTGGTGCGTGGGAGAACTACACCATCGACACCCGCGCCATCATCCGTCAGGACTATCAGATCATGGATCCCACCGCTGCTGTCATGCTGGCGCTGGCGACTGAATAACAGGAGGCCTGCATGATCACGACCAATACCACCAACAGCACCTCCGTCGGCATCCAGATCAAGGATGAGGGTGGTTCCACCCGGGAGGCTTGCCGTGTCAGCAGCAGCATCCGCGCCGGGCGCATGGTGTCCGTGGTCGTGGACATGCACGACCGGGAAGACTTCTCCGCGCACTTTGATGAGATCACGCAGCAGGTGATGGCCCTGATCAGCGACGCCTTTGGGCGTGCAGCTGCTCAGGGTCTGCCTGTTGCCGCCATGAGCGGGGTGAACAGCGATGGCAGCTGCTGACGACGTTGCTGCATTCCGCCGGTATGGCAAGATTACCAAAGCCATGGCGTCGGATGAAGAATGCGAGGACTTCCTGGCTTTTGCTGTGGAAGCCCTGGAGGTTCAGGGCGTCAAGCCCATGCCGGACAGCCGGCTTTACGTCCTGGCTGTCCGGATGCTGGCGCTCCACTACTACGACAACCGCAGCCTGATGGCAGATAAGGACACGCAGATCCCGCTGGGGATGCAGTCCATGGTCAACTGGCTGCACTACACGCCTGCAGCAGAGGGGGCGGCCAGCGAATGAGCTACAACATCGGCGACTTCGACACGGCAGTGCAGCTGCTCCGGTATATCGGAGGCATAGATAACCCCGATATTTCGGCCAGAATCGGCCATGTAAGCGTCCATGTCGAATGCAAGAGAGTGGAACGACTTGCCCTGGCGGCGGCCCTCAGACAGGCCCACAGAGATGCAAACGGCCACGCTTTGCCGGTTGTGGTTCATCGCCGCAGCCGGGAGCCGTGGTTGGTAACAATGGAGCTGACCGACCTGCTGCAGATCATCGGAAAGGGGCCTCCACCGTGCAAGGAATGAACCCCGACCGTTATGTCGTGTATGACGTTGTTCAGCTTGCAAAGAGTCGCAAGGCATACTTGCAAAGAGCTGTGAAAGCTGATGAGCCAATGCAATACTGCGCATACATTGCCGGAAACGGCCACTATTTCAAGACAGAGGAAGAATTGACGAGGTACATCCAATGTCGGAAGAAATGAACGCTCTCGCAATGAAAGCCCAGAACGGGAACAGGAAAGCCCTGTTGCAGTTGTGGCAGGGCGTTTCCCGGTTGGCATACAAAATAGCGATGCGGTACAAGCGCATTGCTGACCTAAATGGCGCGGTAGACACGGACGACCTTAAACAATGCGCTTTCCTAGGCTTCTATGAGGCCGTGCAGGGCTTCGACCCTCTGCAGGGATCATTTCCCTCTGTGCTGTCCTACGGTGTCAGGAGCGCATGCAGGAGCGCTCTAGGGCTTACCGGCAGAGAACGAAAGGAACACTACACCGCCATAAGCCTAGATGCACCAATTCCCGGCACAGACGATCTCACCATTGCCGACACAATCCAGGATCCTGCATCTGCTGACGCCTTTGAACAAACAGAGCTGCGCCAGGACATAGAAAAGGCCCTGCACCGTCTGCCTGATGACATGGAAAGCATTATCCGTCTGCATGACCTGGAAGGGCTCGGCCTGGAAGAAGCATCTGCAAAGGCTGGGCATGCAACAAATACGGGGCGTAAATTGCGCCGTAAGGGCTTCTATAAGCTCAGGCAAGATAGATGTATCCGCGACCACGACCCATCTGTGCGCCTCATATACAAGGGATTCCGGGCATGGGATCGCGACTGGACTAGCGTTGTGGAAGAAGAAGCGTTCCGCAGAATCAGCCGCGGTTATTGACAAAGAAAAAACCGGCAATTAAGCCGGGAAGAATCCATTCTTTTTTAGAACGTCGGGAACCTTTTTACTCTGCACATCCTCCGCATGCCAGTAATAGCTCATGAGGATGCGCCTGTCTGTCAGGTCATGAACCCCGTCGATAATGTTAAGCGCCAGCCCTGCCAGCATGGGCATGAGTCCCGCAGGGAGTTGACCGCCTTTCTCCTGCATCTTGATAGCGTCCCGGTTAAGCCGGAGAACCGCGACAGGGTCTGCAGGGATCTCTCCCTTGATGATCTGCATGAAAGCCAGCAGAGAAGCCTTTTCGTCATTGTTGAGCTGTTCGACCTCTGCCCGGAGCTGGGACAGCATATCGGATTTGTTATGCATTGTCAAAACATCCTTTCTGTGCTATAATCAATCAGCCATTCCGTGATGGCCTTGTCCCCGGTGGAAGCAGCTCGACCCTGCCGCCACCGGGGATTTTCTGTTATACTGCGATCAGGCCAACCAACACGGCCAACAGGGCCGCTATTACGGTTTCTGTCACGTCTTGCCGGATGGCGTCGCGCTTACGCTGTGCCTCAGCTCGTGCCTTTTCCTTGCGGATCATGGCGAGGTAGTAAGGGGAGTTCATGCCTTCCCCCCCCTTACTGGATGCTGAACCGCAGCGCGGTCTGCTTGCTGCTGTACTGCTCGTACAGACCATCGGCCTTTAGCTGGGCCGTATTGACGCGGCTGCTCTCGTATGCCGCGTAACGGATCGTGAATGCGCCAGCGGCGACTGCCTCAGCCTGCCGGGCGTCCATCTCTGCGATCAGTTCCGCCTTGATGGCGTCCGCCTGCTCCTGCAGGGCCTTGACCTCTGCCAGGATCTCTCTGTAAGTCCTGGCCTTGCTCTCCATGTCGTTGATGCTCATTCCGTGGGTACCTCCTTTTATTTTTCTGTCAGGGATTCGGGCAGGTTATTTAGCTCGTGTTCACGGGGCTGCTGGGTGGTACCCGTCTATCCTTCCGGAGAGAGGCGTTTTACGTCGGTGGATCTCTCCACCGGCAACCTCTTGCCCTCCTGACAGTATTGATTATACTACTAACGTTAGTAGTTGTAAAGAGGTTTGGGCCATTTTCTTTGTATTCTCCGCTTTGCACGAATAGCGTTATTAGTTTTTGTTACTTCTAACGGTAGTAGTAAAGCGGCCATTATGATATAATGAATGGTGAGGAGGTGCATATCATGCCCAAGAAACAAACAGAATGGTCACGCAATTACAATGAAAAGGCATACGACCGCCTTGCTATCACCGTCCCCAAGGGGCAAAAAGTCACCGTAGAGGCCGCTGCAAAGGCCGCAGGAGAATCTGTCAACCAATACACACAGCGCGCCCTGCTGGCCCGCATGGGGCTGGAAACGTGGCCCTCTATTGCGGAAGAACGCCGCGAATAATCACAGAGCTGCCGTCGATTGATGGCAGCTTTTTGCATATCCCCAAACCGTCGCTGCGGGAACGGGATAACGGGAATATGGTTCACATGGAGGTTGACAGATAAAAAGTTAATCGCTTTTGCCAATGCGAAATGTTATTTGTCTTACCCTTTAGCACCCTTGAATTTACCCTTTACTGACGCGGAACCGATGGACGCATAAAAACACAAAAATGGCAAATACTGTGGAATCAACGGGTTCAGCGCGATGTGAAGACACGCGAAATCATACCATGGATGGGTGGAGGGTAATTCGAATCCCGCCACTTCGACGCTTGAAACCCTGTAATCTCAAAGGTTACAGGGTTTTTCTATGTCTATTTTTCTGTCCATATTGTTCATTTTGAACCCTTTTGTTTATCCTGTTGGGGTTCAAAACGGGGTTCAAAAAAACCGCCCCTTTCGGAGCGGCTGACGAATCAATCTTCGTCATGTTTGGCGATGCACTCATAATACTTCTTGACCTTGCCTTCGCCTGCATCTTTGTCATGGATGAAAGCCTTGGCCATATCAGCCCAGAAGTCTACCTTGTCCACGCCGTGCTTCTTGGCGACCTTGCAATAGTCGGTGTACAGGGCATTCATCACGGCATAGAATTCGATGACCTTATTCTCGCCCTGGATGCCGAAGTTACCGGCGTACTGCTTGATCTCATTGAAAGGCCAACGCCCGCCAGTCTTGCCATCCTCGGACTTCATGCCCTTGACCCACTTTTCCGCTTCCTCGCGCGTGAGGCGTTCGCCATCATCTCCATCAGCATAGCCCATCATATAGGACTGCGGAGAAGATCGGCCCATGCTCATGCGGTCAGGGTTATAACGCCGACCATATAATCGCATGTCCTCACCACCCTCATCCCGGTTTTCACCAAAACCAATTCGGCGTTTGTCCTGATAGTCGCGGATGTTGACGATGTTGTGATCCCTCATTCGGGAGCCATCTTCCATGCCGGGGCGGTCAAGGTACGGGGGGATATGGGGGTCGGGCCACGGACGATAGGCGGATTCGTTGCCATCGTAGGTCATGCGGTTTCCGTCCTCATGCTCCATGTACCGTCCGAGATAGTCGCGTCTTCGGCGCATTTCGGGTGCATCCATGCCCATGTAGGTGCTGTGATCATTGCCCATGCGGCGGTCATCATCGTCCTCCATGTAGCGGCCCCGGCTGTCACGCTGACGCCGCATCTCAGGAGGATCCATCATGGTCATCAGGCCGCCGTCCATGTAGCGGCCACGTCCGTCGCGCTGCTGGCCAGCTCTTGCCATCGCCATCATGCGCATACCGCTGGACATTTTGCCCATAGTGCTACCCCCTTACGCCACGCGGACCAGCACCAGGCTTGCCGCGTTGATGGTGATCTCAGTCGTGCCGACGTTGGCAAGGCCCACAGTGATGGACGCGCCGCAGGGGACGCGCACCAGCGCGGTGGTCGCCAGCTGCGCTACATCGTCCGCAGCGGCGATGGTCTCGGCCATGGTGGTTCCAGCCAGCGCCTCACCATTGGTGGTGATTGCCAGGGTCGCATCCGTTGCGGCAACCGCCGACGTGACCTGAGCACCAACGCCTACCAGATAGACGCCGGGGCGGGAAATGAGGAACTGGCCGCTGCCGTCCTCATGGGTAAGCCAGCCGCCATTGCAGTGGCAGGAGCCGTTCGTGCGCGCCCGGGAACCGGGGAAAAGGACATTCGCGCCTGCTGCTACGGGTACAGGGATCGTTACATATGCGTTAATCATGCTTATCTCCTTTCAGAAACAGGGGCGGATTTCTCCGCCCCTTTGTGGTTGTGGGGAATGGCGGAGTGCCAAACTATCCCGAGTTATGCAAAGTTGTTGCAGCCGCCGTTGTAGCCGAACTGAACCGTGCCGTAGCCATTCAGCGGGAAGTTGATGGGAGTGGGAGGCTGCACAAGGTAGGCAGCGGTGGGGCAGTCATGGCCGGTGCGGCGCAGGATGGTGGCCACGTTGGCATCCATCGCAGCGGTGAGGTAAGCGTTCTGCGCGGCCTGAGAAGCAGCGTTCTGCAGCTCGGCGATCTTAGCGTCCTTTTCGCGCATCTCGCGGTTGACCTGGTAGTCCATCAGGGCGCGGAAGTTGGCGTTCTGGTTGTCGATCAGGTCGCGGGTGGTGGACTGGATCAGGTTGCGGGTGTCGCACGCCTGGGTGGCCATGTCGTAGCGCACCTGGGCGATGGCCGCGCGGTTCTCGCAGCAGCAGTCAGAGAGCTGATGAGAGAGGTCGCACAGCCCACGATCCACACCGTGGAAGCCGGTCATCAGGGAGTTGTTGAGGGCGTAGGTAGCGTCCGCGATACCCTGCTGGATAGCCGTGATGCCGCTGGTGATGTTGTTCAGTGCGAAGCCCTCGTTGATGTCAGCGCGGGTCGCCATGCCCTGCAGGCCAGCGCCGCCGCCGAAACCGCCAAAGCCGCCGCCCCAGCCGATGCCGCCGCCCAGCAGCGCGATCAGCAGGAGGATGCCCAGCCAGCCGCCGGAGCCGCCGCCGAACCAATCACCACCGTTGTTGTTGTCCTGGCCCATTGCGTAACCCATGGCAAAATTCTCGTCCATAAAATACTCCTTTCTATCTTTTTCGTGATGTCACGAAAATGCTATATGTGCAGGGTGCGTGCACTCACCCGGGACACCTTATCGGATACCCAGCCGCTCAATGAGGGCCGGAATGGTCACGCCGCGCTTGGCGGCAAGGTTCTGAATGATGCCGGTCACCGCCTGCGGTGCGTTGCCGCTGATGATGTCCATCGCCTGCTTGACGGTGGGGTCCTGCTTGGCGAGTCCCGGCAGCACGTCCTGCGGGCGCTTACCGGCGCGGTATGCATCCATCAGGGTCTGCATGGTGTTATTCCTCGGATTCTGCTGGCTTTGCTTTCCGAACAGGCTGCTTGCCATTTGCGATCATCTCCTTCAATTCATCAAATTCCTGCCGGGTGACGTACTCGGGCTGTGCAGACGGGGCAGTCTCCTGCAGCGGCTTGAACTCATACGCCGCAATGGTCGGGTATCCGCCAGCGTCTGTGCGCTTGACGTAGAACACGTCACGTCCTGCATCAAAGAGCGCCGCCTCAGAGCTGGGTGCCAGAGGGTACGCCTTCGCGCCCTCCAGACCGGTCACCTGGATCAGGCCTGGCGCCGTCTGCTGCTGGGGGATCGGGGCCATCGGCGTGTAGTAGCTGCGCGCCGGAGCCTGTGGCTGCTGGTACTGCATTGGGTAGGGGTTGCCGTACTGGTTGAACATCGACATTTGTCATCGCCTCCTTGCACCAAAATTCTCCCACAAACTGGCTTTTTTCACGATGAAAGGACGGGGCAACCTTTGTGCAAGAAAAGTGCAAATCCCGGGCAAAATAAAAAAGCCACCCCCGTAGTGTGGACTGGACAGTTCCCCAGATAGCGGACAATAGAAAAAAGAGGCCTCCTGTTGTAGAATAGAAACTACGACAGGAGGTTTTAGCATGGAAAGAAGATACAAGGTGCTGGAAATCTACAAGGCCACGAAGAAGACGATCAGCGTTGATATGGATGCCCTGTGGGACGGTGGTGCCGATGGCTAA